TTGTACATAAAACAACTGGTAGCGATGCAGAAGCGGGTACAATTGCAGCTGGTACTCAAGGACAACTTTTAATGATTGTTCTGATTGTTGATGGTGGTGGAACCTTAACTATTGCAGCTTCGTCTTCAGTAGCAGATACTATAGCTTTTGCTGATGCTGAAGATACCGCTCAACTGTTATTTACAAATAGTAAATGGCACTTTATGGGCGGAACTGCAACCGTATCATAATACAATTGAATTGAAATAACATAATTTTTTAACATTACATATAATGAGGTGATATATGGCTAAGAATGATTCTGTAAAATTGGATGAGTTGAAAGAGAAACGTGAGGCAGCAGTTGAAGAACATAACCGTCTTGAAGAACAGATTAAGGCTCTCAGAGAAAGATCGTCTTATCTCAGAGGGGCGGTTATGATGCTAAACGAGTTGATTTTAGAAAAGGAACCGGTAGAGGAATCTTCAATAGAAGAGGCTTCTACGGTGGCAAAAACCGAAGCTCTTTCGTAAGGAAAGTAAATGTCTGATAAGACAATAACTGAACTAGATGCGTTAACAGTAAGTGCGTCAACAGATTCGTTGGTTGTATATGATGCATCTGCGACTGGAACGCTAAAGCTTACTGTTGCGAATCTAATAAATAAACTCCCAACATGGCTTGGATTTGCGGATACTGTAACTACTATGGCCGCAGATGCATTAGCGGTTCCTATTACTGCATCGATTTGTCATAAGACATCTGGTGGTGATGCAGAAACCCTAACGATTGTTGCTGGAACATCTGGACAAGTTCTTATAATTGTAATGATTGTTGATGGTGGTGGAACTGCAACCCTTAGTGGTGCTCAAATTAACGGTTCGGTAGCATTTTCCGAAGTTGGACATGCTGCTACATTACTTTATACAAATAGTAAATGGAACATGATTGGTGGAAATGCAACTTGGGCTGCATAATTATAATCTTATTTGATGATGTAACTATTGGTTAGATAAAATGATATTTGATGATTTGACTGATGCGAACTTTTTAATGTTTGCGATGAAGGAATATACTAATCAGCAATGTACGAATATAGATGAATTTTATGATGATTTGAAGAAAATCAAATATATCAAGAGATTGATTAATAGGTTTTTGGAAAGTGGAAAGTTAAAAGAAATTCTCATTTTAAATCATCTTGTAGTATTCTACAATGTTTTTGATAATAAAGCAGCAACCAGACTTCTCTTTTTTAAGATTGAAGAAAAGTATTGGTCTGTGTTGAAAACTTTTCTGATATATCTTAGTATGATGCCAGAAACAGTTAAAGGTATTAGAGGAGAGGATATTATAAGTAGTGATATTCAACTTAATCAAGAGGTAATAGATAAATTGAGGGATTTCGATGGCAGGGATACTTAAAACAGTTGGTAACATATATTTTGTATACCAATTCCTAAAAAAATTAGTTACCCCCTTTGAGAAGACCAAAGCCTTTGAGTTGGGTATTATTGATAAAAAAGGTAAACTTCTCAAACGGAAACGAGATTTAGAAACTCAGGAGGAGAAAGATTCCTACACTCTTTCTGATCGCTTAATTTGGAACCTCAAAAGACTTCTTGGTAAAATCCCCGGTGGTAAATCCCGAATTGCTTCCTATGCTGCTGCTCTTTGGTTGATTAGGGAAAGCAATAATAACAAATATCATATAGACCCCGAAAAAATAGAACAAGATTTTGTTAGATATCTGGAAGACTTGGAGAACGAAACCCTTACAGAGAGTGTTTTTCATGAAGTCAGTGATTCAGTTATGGTTGGTATTTTACAGGCATATGATGAGTCAGATGGAAATAAAAAGAAATTTGACAAATTGGTGAAGAAGTATACAGGTCTTTCTCGTGCTCACTTGTCTAAACCAGATGTAAAAGCATTAATTAAACAATTGGAATTTCATGAAGATGCTCCTGCGAATGCTATGGGAGTTGGTGGTGATGGTAGTCAGGGAGCAATAAAGTTTCAAGACCCAATATTGGGCAAGAAGAAAAAGAAGAAGAAACCAGTTATAACAAGATTTGCTGGAAACGAATGTTTTGAAGTTAATCCCGATGTGTTTGAAAAGTCTAGGTGGGGAAAACGGAAATACGCAAGATATGAAAACTATGTAGGAAATGATGAAGTGGGAGAAGCAATACGAGAGTATGGTAGAAAATTCCCTACCAGGCCTGTTATCCTGAAAAATAACGTGACAGGTGCAATGCTTTATTTAAAATATGGGAGAAAATGATGTTAACATTCAAAGAGTTTATACAACCAGAACCGGTAGTAGTAGAAGAGGTCAAAGAAGATACCTTTAACTGGAGATACAAACATAGAGATTCGTGGCTTGCAGATTATAGAGATGAAGAATATGCTACTTTTATGAATATTGGAATTGATGGTGATGGGCGAGGTGCAATATGGCAACTCAGTAATTTCAAAGAAGGCAATCCGCAGTTAATTCAACAAATAAGTGAGCATTTTATTAAGGAAAATAACCCTGCAGTATTGGAAATTAAGGTTGCAGATTTGGCTATTAAACTTTCAGAAACAACCGGGCGTTTGTTATCAGAAAATAATGTATTGGTTAGAGAATAATGGCCCAAGAAGAGTTGCAGGAATTAAAGTATGAAGTTAACTTGCTCAAAAGTAAAGTTGATACAAGTGGACGACAAATCGATTTGTTGTTACGGAAACTCGATACAACTGCTGATAAGTTAGTCGATTTAACTGTTACGATTACTAGATTATGTACGTTACAAGAACAACAGGATAAAGAAGATCAAGTAGTAAGGGAAGAAATTAAGACACTACACAAAAGGGTGTCAGTTGAGATAGAGGAATCGGAAACAAGAGTTACAGATCAAATAAAACAATTAAGAGAAGAAAATACCTCTCAGCATCATGAGTTTAATCAACGATTAAGATTGGTTGAAAATTTACGATGGTTAGTTATGGGCGGTGCAATAGTTCTTGGTGTTGTTCTCTCACACTTACCGAAATGGATGGGATGGATAGATTAGACGGAGTATTAAATTTTTTAGATTATCTCATGGTGGATAGGCTGGAAGAAGGTGTCTATGACCCCGGCATATTCAAGGCTATTTTTTTAGCAGGAGGCCCAGGTTCTGGAAAGTCGTGGATCGCTGGTCAAGTTGCAACCCCATCAGTTCATGGATTAAAAATTGTTAATTCGGATGATATGTTCGAGCATCTACTGAAAAAGAATAAAGTATCCATGAATCTGCTAAAATTATATCAGAATGATCCAGTGGAATATCAACGTGCAATGGCCATGAGAGACAAAGGGAAAGAAATTACGGCAAGAAAGAAAGCGACTTTGATAAATGGTAGATTGGGAATGGTGATTGATGGAACTGGGAAAAAATATAAAAAGTTAGTGACACAGGCAGGAGAACTGGAAAAATTAGGATATGATACTTATATGATTTTTGTTCACACTTCTTTAGATGTAGCATTAGAAAGAAATGCTAGAAGAACCAGAAAGGTACAAAAAGATGTTACTATCAACTCATGGAACGATGTCCAACAAAATAAAGACAGGTTCTCTACTTATTTCGGGGCCAATTTCTCAATCGTTGATAATTCCAAACCACAGAACGAAGCTTCCGATAAAGAGGAGACGGACAGTGGGTTTTCTCTCACGGGTGATTACGTTGAGTGGCCGCATCCAACCATTCTCAGGAAAGTTTGGAACAAAGTCAGAACTTTTGTAAAGAAACCTATAGTAAGTGAAAAAGCAAAACGATGGATTGATTGGGAAGTTGGTAAAAAGAAAGCAACTGCAACTTGGCGCCGTATACAAAAACGGACTAGAGCCCGTAGGGGTTAGATGGTTGATTCCTCGTTTTTTAATGAGGAATTTTTCAATAATTATGGTTTTGTTTCTTGTTTTGAATGTGATAAAATAGCATATTCTAAAGAAGAACTTTATGAACATATAGAAAATTGTCCTTGCCTTGCGAAAGAAAAAAATAATTTGGAAATAAAATCTAAGAAATCATGACTTGACAATTGTGTATAGTATGTTATAATAAAAAGATAAATGATTAATATGGAATGAATATGTCTGCATTTATTGATGCGAAATATGTGAATTTATTATCCCACCGATTACAAAAATTCAAAAAAAAGACTGATTATCTTTGGAATTTCCGTTGTCCAATTTGTGGGGATAGCAAGAAGTCTGTAAGTAAAGCCAGAGGTTATGTTTATAGAAAGAAGAATGATCTTTTCTATAGATGTCATAATTGTGGTGCTGGACTTACTTTTGGAAATTTTATCAAAAAAATTGATGCGGTTCTTCATACTCAGTATGTCGTTGAACGATATAAAGGAGGTGTCACGGGCAAAGGTTCAAATACTGCAGAACCAAAGTTTTCTTTTGCTCCACCCCAGTTCAAAACCAAAATAGAACTTCCAACTATTTCTTCTCTTCCATCTGACCATTATGCAAGAGTTTATGTTGAAAATCGGCAACTCCCTCGTCAATTTTCAAAGAGCCTTTATTATGCTCATGACTTCAAGGAATGGGTAGAATCGATTATTGACAAGCCTTATGAGTTACAGAAGAATGATCCGCGAATTGTAATTCCTTTTTATTCAAGGGAAAAGATTTTGGTTGCATTTCAGGGAAGGGCTTTGGGGGATTCTAAATTGAGATATATAACCATTAAGTTAATTGAGGACTCTCCTAAGATATTTGGATTGGATAGATGGAATTCAAAGAAGAAAACTTATGTGGTAGAGGGACCGTTTGATTCTATGTTCCTGCCGAATTGTCTTGCGATGGCTGGAGCAGATGCATTTGTTAGCGAAAGACATGATATTTATGAAGATTTCTTAAATTCCGATGTTACCTACATATTTGATAACGAGCCGAGAAACAAAGAAATCATTAAAAGAATGGATTCGATTATTGAGAATGGTTTTAATATTTGTATTTGGCCTGATGGTTTGGAAAAGGATTTGAATGATATGGTGACGGCTGGAAAAACACCCAACCAGATTTTGAGTATAATAAATAAAAATACCTACCAAGACTTATCAGCCAAAATGAAAATGACCAATTGGAAAAGGGTGTGATGATTGATGAAATAGAAGTGCATGATCTTGGATTTGTAAAATTACTGGACATAATGGGTAGTGATGAAGAAGTAGAAAATGCCGCCCGAATCAGTTATGGTGAAGGCACCCGAAAAGTCAGTCAGACTAGAAACCTCATCAGATATTTAATGAGACACAAACACACCTCACCGTTTGAGATGTGTGAAGTAAAGTTTCATATTAAACTTCCTATTTTTGTAATGCGCCAGTTGGTTAGACATAGGACAGCAAGTCTTAATGAGTATTCGGGTCGATATTCTGTAATGAGCAACGAATTTTATCTACCAGAAGGAGACTACCTACAAAAACAATCAGAAACAAATAGACAGGGAAGAGGAGAAGTTTTAGAAGGCAGCGGCCTTGCTCATTTTGAAATGAATAGAATCTTTGATGGCGCAGCAACTGCATATGAAACTTTATTAAATCAAGATTTGACAAGAGAGTTGGCCAGAATTGTTCTTCCTGTTTCAAATTATACTGAAGTAATATGGAAAATAGATCTTCATAATTTTTTTCATGTTATTAAATTGAGAATGGATAAACACGCTCAACAAGAAATACAAGATTATTCAAAGGCGATGTATGAAATGGTTGTACCACATTTTCCTTTATGTTGTGAAGCATTTGAAGATTATGTATTAGAGGCAAAGACTTTTTCAAAACAAGAAATGGAAGTGTTAAAGTATGAGATGGCGGGGAGTAAGGCGTTTGCCCTTGAAGGATTATCAAAACGAGAACGAACAGAATTTTTAGAAAAGATAGGAGATTAAAAATGGCATTACCAACTGAGTATCAACAGTTTATTCATCTGAGCCGTTACGCACGATGGGATTATGATAATAAGAGAAGGGAAACATGGGAGGAAACAGTTTCAAGATATTTTGATTTTTTTACTGAATGGCTAGAGGAAAAACACGAATACACGTTGGATAATGGTAAACGAGTAGAGTTAGAAGAAGCAGTTTTAAATTTAAATGTTATGCCTTCTATGAGATGTTTGATGACTGCGGGGGAAGCATTGAGAAAGGAAAATGTAGCTGGTTATAACTGTTCCTATATAAAAGTAGATAGCATTCGTTCATTTGATGAAATCCTTTATGTCTTGATGAATGGAACTGGTGTTGGATTTTCAGTAGAAGAAGAGTATACAAATAAACTTCCATTGATTCCCGAAGAATTATATGATACAGATACGGTAATTGTTGTAGCAGATTCAAAATTGGGATGGGCTAGAGCATTCAAAGAACTTGTATCACTTTTGTATAATGGGCATGTTCCAAAATGGGATGTTTCAAAAGTTCGTGCTGCTGGAGAACCACTTAAAACTTTTGGTGGTAGAGCTTCTGGACCGGGACCCCTTGTAGATCTTTTTAAGTTTACAATTAATCTTTTTAGATTGGCAATAGGAAGAAAACTAAAACCAATAGAATGTCATGACATTGTTTGCAAAATTGCTGAGATTGTTGTTGTTGGTGGCGTGCGTAGGAGTGCTCTTATCAGTCTTTCTGACCTCAACGACAGAGAAATGCGATTCGCCAAACATGGAGAATGGAACACCCTCAATATTCAAAGATCACTCGCAAACAATTCGGTTAATTATAAAGAAAAACCAGACACTGGCACTTTCATGCGAGAATGGCTTTCCCTCTATGATTCAAAATCTGGAGAACGAGGAATTTACAGTAGTATGTCGGCTCAAAGACATACTGAAACTTTAAATACAAGAGAAAAGGATACAGATGGCAACTACATTATTAGACGAGATCCAAGATTCGACTTTGGTACAAACCCTTGTTCTGAAATCATTCTTCGATCACGGGAGTTCTGCAACCTCTCAGAAGTCGTTGTCAGGCCAGATGACACTATCGACACTTTACAAAACAAAATTCGTATCGCAACTATCCTTGGAACATTTCAATCCACCCTCACCAATTTTAAATATCTCTCAAGAGAGTGGGGAAGAAACTGTGATGATGAACGACTTTTGGGAGTTTCTCTTACAGGAATAATGGATAATGGTATTACGAATGGAACCAAATCAAAAACAAAGTTGCCTGAAATTTTGGAGCAATTACGACAAGTTGCAGTCGAAACGAACAAGGAGTGGGCGACTAAATTTGGAATCAATAGAGCGGCCGCAATTACTTGTGTTAAACCATCGGGTACGGTTTCTCAACTTGTTGACTCAGCTTCTGGTATTCATGCCCGTCATAGTCCTTATTATATTCGGACAGTAAGAGCAGATAATAAAGACCCCCTCTGTAAGATGATGAAAAAACAGGGATTTCCAAACGAACCGGATATAACAAAACCGAATCACACAACTGTCTTCTCATTTCCACAAAAGAGTCCAAAGGGGGCAATTTGTAGAAATGAAATGGCAGCATGGAAACAGTTATCTTTGTGGCATATCTATGCAAAAAATTGGTGTGAACATAAACCAAGTGTAACGGTATCTGTTAAGGAAGATGAGTGGGTTAATACAGCAGCATGGGTATATGATAATTTCGATGACATAAGTGGTATTAGTTTTTTACCATTTAGTGATCATACTTATCGACAAGCACCGTACCAAGATTGTTCCAAAAAGGAATATGAAGAAATGTTAAAAGTTATGCCGAAGGCGGTTAATTGGAAAGGTTTAGCAGATTTTGAAAAGCAAGATTACACAATTGCATCACAGGAATTGGCTTGTACGGGACCGGATGGGTGTGAATTATCATAATGTATTATGCTGTTTATTGCTGCCCCATTTGGAAATTATTTAAAATTTCCAAATACTCTTTCTGTAGTAGGAACTTATACCTTACATCCAAGAAAAGGAAGATTAAAACAGATTATTAAAACCTTGAGATATGTACCTGGTGATGGGTGGGTTAATAGATTGGAATTAAGAAATCCAGGTATAGATTTTGGTTTGTCTAAATACAAGCAATTAAGTGAAGTCCTTAGTATAACAGGGCTCACAGAAAAAGAATGGTTTCAATTGTTGGAAATCGTTCCACATAATGTTAATTTGGAACTTAATTTATCATGTCCCAATATTGAAGAAAATGGAATTCCTTTTTATATAATAAAAAAATTCATTTCAAAATTTAGAGAGTGGATGATTGTGAAGATATCACCTCTTTCAAGTGAGTGGGATATAGATAAATTAGTTGATATGGGGTTTCGGCAATTTCATTGCTGTAATACTCTACCTCATTATGATGGTGGTTTAAGCGGAAGGCAAATAATTCCGTATGCGTCTAAACACATTAGATACATAAAGGAAAAATATGGCGATGTAGAAGTCATTGCCGGTGGTGGAATTTATTGTTATGATATGATTTGCTATTATGATGCGATAGGAGCAGATCATTTTAGTTTAGGAACCGTTTGTTTTAATCCGTTTAAACTTTTTTCCATCATAAGGAAAAGTGTACGTTCAAGTAGAGCATCATTTAACCTCATTAGAGGAAGCTAGACAACATTATGAATATTATAAAGAAAAATTAGAAGGCCTATATTCTACATCTCATTCTGTTTTGCCTGAGGTAGAACAAATTGAAAAAGAGTTGAAGTATTGGAAAACCGAATATCGGTTTTTACAAGACTGTCAAAAGTTTTAAGTCTTTATAATATAAATTGAAATTTCGTTATTTTAAATCAGGGGAGTATTTTGCGCAAAATTCATGGAAAAAATTATAGATGAAGGAACCCTTGGAAGTAGAAGTGACAATAGATTGTCATTTTTGTGGTGTATCTTATAGAATAGAGCATTCTGAACCAAATCCAATTGAGCATTGTTCTTTTTGTGGAACTCTTTTGGAAGTAGAAGATGATGATGAAGGAGATTATCATTACTAAAATTGCAGGAGTAGATTACTCTCTAACTTCACCTTGTATATGTGTATGTGATATTCAAAATGAAGAGTTTGATTTCAATAATTGCGAATTTCATTTCTTTGCGCAAACGAAGCATCAATTACAACTTCCACATAAAAATTTATTTTCTTATTCCCCAATAGAATATACTACGGAATCAGAAAGATATAATGAATTATCAGAATGGGTTCTTGATATATTCTCAATTAATTTTATAAAATCTAATGTATATTTTGAAAATTATGCATTTGCTGCAACTGGAAGAGTATTCCATATAGCAGAAAATGTTGGAGTATTGAAACATAAGTTTTGGCAACGTGATATTAAATATGAAACTTTTGCGCCAACCACAATCAAAAAAACGGCGACAGGTAAAGGCAATTCTTCCAAATTAGATATGTACGAAAGTTTTGTCGAACAAACGGAATTTGATTTTCGTAAAGACCTGGCTCCCAATTCAACCGAAATCGGTAATCCGGTTTCCGATATAGTAGATTCCTATTTTATTTGCAAACACGGCTATGAACAGAAAAAAAAGATCAAAAGCTGAAAGAATTAACGAACAAATTAGACTTGAACTTTTAAAACTTGACCCCTCAAAAAAAGAACCACCTCCAGCTGATACTGATAAAGTAAGGTACAAAAAAGGAGTGAAACACATTTATGATGAACAATTGGGTGGGTGGTATAAAGTAATAGATCCTTTTTCACAATCTTTTACAAAAAGAAGACCAGATAGTGATTAAAAAACTTGACATTTGAGGCTTGATCTGTTATAATATAAGTAAATGAGTAAAAAAGATTAATATGGAATATAATATGAAAGCCGCTATTGCGGTGTCGTTATCGTTTATCAGTATGGAAGGATTTGTTTCTAAGGCTGCGGCTGAAAGTATTTCAGATACAACCGCTGCTAAAGTTAGAAATCATTTGGATGAAAAACTTACAATGAATTTGATAGATGAACGAATTGATAAAGTTCTTGATTTTTTGATGGTGGATGCAGCTAACGATTTTATGCGTGATGCTAAATCAGCTCTCACAAAGTTGGATGCAAAAACTTTAAAATTACAACCTCTTGAATCCGTCTCCGCAGGAAAAATGTCGTTTGTCGCGCCAGTTGTCAATAATTTTCTCAGAGTTAAAAAAAATAGAATAGATAAAGAGTCGCTTAAAGCTCTTGATTTTATTGGAACCACAAAACAAAAAGGCGAGTTCTTTGTTAAGTTGGTAAAGGTAATTGAGAAAGAAGATTACAAAGTTCATCGTATAGTTGATCGTAACGGAAATCGTGGATTTTTTTATCATTATAAATTACAAACTGATGGTTCTGACTTCATGGAGGAGCTTTCACTTGATGAGTGTTTTCTTATAAAAGCAACGGTTGCTCGTCATCAGTATAATAATTACGATGGCGGGAAAGATACATATTTTAATAGGGTAACAGTTGTTTCACATCATGGTTCTAAAGAAGGGGAGATATAGCCTATGAGTTTAGTGGTATTTGATGATTCTGACAAAGAACGAATGCGGAAGGTGGCCGAAAAGTATTCTACGAAACCAAAAGAAGAAACGGATGAAAAAGAGGATGTAGAAGATATAGCCGAGATATCTAAAGATGCAAAAGGTGGAAGTGAATTGGTCTATAATCGTATCAAGGAAAGAATAGATCCTGAGTTGTGGAATCATTTTCAGATTATACTTTCTAGAGTTAGGACATTAGAAGATAAACCGAAAATACTTTGGTTTCAGGATACTGCTTATGATCCAGAAGTTCAATTTCTCAAAGATGATAAAGAGAAAGCAAAGTTTATTCGTTTTATTTTTCCTTCTGATTGGTCATTGGAGAAATATAATATGATTTTGGGAATTCCATATGAAGGAAGTGTAGTTCTTAAAAATGCCATTGTCCCAATACCAGACCATGAGAAACCAAAGAAAGAAGATGGTAAGACACGCCTAATTTATTTTTCTACTCCACATAGGGGATTGGATGTTCTTGCTGGGGCTCTTGGTATTCTCAATAAGAAAAGAGATGATTTTGAGGTTGACATTTATTCCAGTTTGAAACTCTATGGTTGGGAAGAACGAGACAAAGATTTTGAAAAGCTGTATGACACGCTAAGAGAAATGCCAAATGTCAATTATCATGGTAGTGTGTCAAATGATGAAATAAGAGAGGCCTTACAAAAGACTCATGTGTTGGCGTATCCAAACACCTATCAAGAAACAGGTTGTTGTACTGCTATTGAAGCAATGAGTGCAGGTTGTGTGGTTGTATGCCCGAATTGGGGAGTATTACCTGAAACTTGTTCAAACTTTGCTTGGATGTATGGTATGGTTCAAGACAAACAAGAACACGCACGGAAACATGCGTATGTTCTGAATGAGGCTTTAGATTCGTATTGGAAAGAAGAAATCCAAATGGGATTAACTTTCCAGACAAGGTATTTTAATACTTTTTATGATGTTGATGTAGTTTCAAAGCAATGGGAAATGATGCTTATGGCTCTGCGTGAACGATACCCCACTGATAAATGAGGATATAATGGTAAAGAAAGTGAAAACAGAACGTAAACCAATAAAGATAAAACGTACTCGTAAGATTACGGAAGAACAACGTGAGGCACTTCGGGAACGCATGAAACAAATGCGGAAAAAACGAAAACCGGCAGATCTCAAAAATGTATACAAAACAGTACGTGCACTTCCTGATGATGATATTTACTCTTTAAAAAATGTTAAAGAATGGATTAAACATAACAAGGAAATGGTTGCCGCTTTGAATAGACAAGGAAGGAGCGTAGGAGAGAAGGAACGTAGAAACGCAGAAAATCAGGCAGTGTCTCGTAAAGCGTATATTCGATATTGTGAACATTATCTAAAACATGGCGATTGGATTGGAATGTTTTCAGGACAAGATGAAGAACATAAAGTAGTTCCTAGATGTATTGCTATGGCTTATTACCCTGATGGAACTCCTAAGAGGTCTGTGGGGGTATTCTACCCAGATATTAGTGTAGTATGGTCAAAGGGAATGGATGAAAGTGAGTTTCCTCATTTACGTGATGATGCCCCTATTAGTAGTATTCCGTTAGAATCGGTTACTGATATTGCATTTAGGGAAAACCAAAATAGATTAGTAAAATGATATTGATTGATTTTAGCCAAGTGTTTATTGGCAATGTATTCCATGCCACTAGAAATGGTGAGGAATTGAATGATGCTTTAGTTCGGCATATGGTATTAAACAATATTCGTCACTATAAAAATCAATTTGCGGAAGATTATGGGCAGGTTGTTATTTGTTGTGATGGAAGACACGTTTGGCGGAAAGATGTATTTCCTTATTATAAAGCACCAAGAAAAAAGATAAAGATACAGAGTGATATTGATTGGAACGTTTTATACAGTTCCCTAAATAAAATTCGTGATGAAATTAGGGACAATTTTCAGTATCCGGTAATACATTTAGATAGAATAGAAGCAGATGATATAATTGCAGTTTTATGCACTAATCATTTTAATAAACATCGTGGATTGAATGACATTTCAAGGTTCATGATTGTTTCTAGTGATAAGGATTTTGTGCAACTTCAGCAATTAAAGTTTGTTGATCAGTTCTCACCCCTTACCAAAAAGAAAGTAATTCACGAAGATCCAAAATATTATTTGCATGAGCATATATTGAGAGGAGATTCGGGTGATGGTATTCCAAATGTGTTTTCTCAGGATGAGGTTTTCATGGAAGAAGGATTAAGACAAAAACCTCTTTCTAGGAAAAAAGTAAAAGAATGGTATGATTCTAAACTCAAGCCTGTGGATTATTGTAATAAAGAAATGCATAGAAATTATTTGAGAAATACTCAACTTATTGATTTAATAGCAGGAATGCCGGAATGGGTTAAAGAAGAAGTCACTAAGGAATATGAGAAGGAACTACATAAAGATAGAGGAAAGATTTTTAATTATTTTGTAACAAACCGATTGAATAAATTAATGGAAGTCATTGACGAATTTTAAGGAGAAATGATATGGCAAATTATAGTATACCGCAAATTTTGGAAATGGTTCACAAGGCGAAAACTCGCGAACAGAAGAGCCAAATTTTAAAAGATAATGATGAGTTTGCATTGCAAGCAGTTCTTCAAACTGCTTTTCACCCAGATGTTGAATGGTTGCTCCCAAAAGGAACTCCCCCGTATGTGGCCATGCCACCTTCAAATGATACACCTAAAGGACTTTATAGTGAAGTGAAGAAGTTTTATCTTTTTGTTAAAGGTGGAGATTCTGAAACAATTAATACAGTAAAAAGAGAACAACTTTTCATTCAAATGCTTGAGACATTAGACCCAACAGAGGCCAAATTGGTTATTGATTTGAAAGATAAAAAAACTACAGGAATGTATAAAGGGTTGACTTATAAGTTAGTTAAGGATACATGGCCGGATTTACTTCCCGAACAAACCGAATGGAAGGAAGAGTAATGTCTAGGTTATATAAATAAATTATAAGCAAAAGCTCAATCCAACCCATTCCCCGCATAGAGGGGAGTATTTTAACGTGTGTGGAAATTACTACGATTCAAAAAAGTGATGTGAAACGCTACGTTGGTCTGATAGCAGATATTCTAAAATGAACTATGACATTTAGATTTCTCGCACCTTTTCTATAAAAAACACCGACATATAGATATGGTTTTTCCATACCGCAAAATAGGACAAATATATGAGAAGAATAATAATATCAATATTATTAACATTTTCTTTTTTCTTTTTT